CAGACCGGCAAGTTCCGTCAAATTGAAAAACCACACTGGCTTCAAAAAGCCTACGACGAAACCAAGTCCGCACAAGAGTCGGCGTTTGTCGAGCAACTCACCAAAGAACTTAAGGAGTTAAAACTTGGCTAAATCACTTCGGCTTACCGATACGGTTTCCATTGCCAGTTCTGGCACTGTCTCAACAGCCATCCAGCTACAGGGCAACCGAGTGCCTGTCGCAATCGTTACGCCTGCTGCGCTGACCGGGACAACCATCAAGTTTCAAGCTAGCGTAGACGACGCAACCTACGTCGCGCTATACAACGGATCAACCGAATACAGCGTGGACGTTGCAACGTCTCGCTATGTTGCCATCAATACGGATGTCTTTGAGGGCGTCCGGTACATCAAGCTGGTTAGCGGTTCCAGCGAAACGGCATCACGCACGATCACTATTATCAACGGAGAACTGTAGTGTCCGCGATTGGCGAAGCGTTCCGAACTAAGCTACTCAGTTACGCGGCTGTTTCGACCATCGTCGGCCAGCGTATGTATCCTGACGCGCTGAAGGTAAACGCTGCGCTTCCAGCGATCGTCTACTACACGATCAGCACCGATCGCGAACACACCGTTGCAGGCCTAACCAAAATGGCTCACGCTCGATTGCAACTCGATTGCTACGCAGCGACACGCACAGCAGCATCGGCACTTGCAACAGCAATACGAAACACAGGAATAGATGCCTATCGAGGGGTAACGGCGTCTTACACGTTTTGCGGCGTCGAGTTTGATTCTGGTGACGAATACAACCAGGAGCCACCAGACGACGGCAACCAGGAGCATCGTTACATCGTTACGTTTTCTTGTCTCTGTCACTACCAGGAGCCCTAAGCCATGCCAGCACTCACCGTACCAGATACCGGCCTCGGAGGCACGTTATCGGCAAGCGGAATTGCACCAACACTCATCAAGCGAATCGGAGCGGTCGCGATCGAAACCGACGCCGTTGAGTTTACCGACCTGAGCCATACCGGCATGAAGCGAATGCGTCCCTCCGACTTACGAAATAACCCGACGGTAGAAATTGATTTCTACTGGGTGGGCGCTTCGGTCCCAATTACTACAGCAATGATTCCGACATCTGAACCCTACGCAGGGGTTACAGCGACCATCACCTATCCAGGCGCTGGATCGCTAGCCGGAACTGTGTTTGTCAAGTCCGTCACGTTTCCAGAAGTCGCGCAAGGTCAGATCATGATGGGCAAGATGGTCTTGCAATTTGACGGCGTTGGTCTCCCAACCTACACGGCAGCTTAATCACGATGGCAAAGATCACTATGGAACGGCACATAGGAATCAACGTCAACGGAGACGTTCAGGACGTTGGCCAGTGGCGAATCTTTGACGGTCCGACGCTTATCGGCTATCTGCCGTATGCCGAGGACAGCCAGATACTACCGATCGTTGGTTTTAATTACGATGAAACCGACGAAATCGTCACGCAGTGCGAGGCCGAGCGTGCTCGCCTGGGATTACCGTCCAAGGTCATTGCGCCAATGACTACGCTGCGAGACGTCCTTGCTGCATTGGAAGAACTTAAAGAGGAAGAAAGCGAAGATGACAGCGATTGATTGGGCGGGACTGCAGGCACTTCTTACGGCACCGCTGCGGGAAAAAGTGGTCGTAATCGGCGACTACAATTTTCGCTTGCGTGAAATGACCGAGGAGCAATCGACCAAGTACGAACTGGCTTTGCAAGACAAGTCAGGCAAGTACGACTGGGCGAGGGCTCGCAGGGCAATGATTGCGATGATGCTCGTTGACGATAGCGGCAACCATGTCGTCACCGACGAATCGCAACTCAAGGCAATGCCGCGGAGTATAGCTGGTCGATTGTTTGACGAGTGCCAGTCCCTTAACCGCTACGAGGCGAACGAGGTCAAAGACCTAATAAAAAACTCCGAAGAAGCCGACGGCTAATGCTTGCCGGCCGTCTGGCTTTGCAATGGGGAATTGTCGATGTGCAAGCATGGCTTCGCTCGCTACCGAGAGGAGCGCTTAACTTTTGGGAGGCGTTCGATAGCGTGGAACCGATCGGCGAACAGTGGAGCCAAACCGCCATGCTCGCATGGGCATCGACAATCGAAAACTTCCGCGATCCGAAGGAGCCTGACGATTTCATGCCACCACGATACCGACGCAAAAAACGACGCGTGGAAATGCCTGATCCAGCCCAGGCCGCTGGTCAGTTCTCGTCACTCGTTGGAGCCTTTGGCTTTAAGGTAGAGTAGCTATGGCAACAACGATCAACGCAGCGAACATCTCGATCGGCATGGATGTTACGAAGCTCAAGGAGGGCATGGGGGCAAGCCGTACCGAGATCAGCCAACTGCGATCCATTCTTAAAGACTCCATCGATCCAGTCGATAAACTGAAAAGTCAGATGGTTTTGCTAGAGCGTGCTTTCAAGGCTGGTGCAATTGATGCGGATCAATTTGCTAGATCGATGAATCACCTCAAGCAAAAAGTATCCGAGGTTAATACTGCTGCATCTGGCGGCGGGCTGCAAGGTCTTCTCAAAGGGCAACTTGGAAGCCTGGCAACTATGGCGGCGGGTGCGTTTACCGTCTCGTCTGTTGTTGGAACAGTACAAGAATTTGATGCCATCATCGACAGGTCGGAGCATCTTGGCGTTTCTTATCGCGATCTTATGATAATTGGGCGAACGCTCGAAGAGTCAGGCGGCATCTCGTTTGACCAAGCCGGGCAAGCGATTAGCAAGATGCAATTAAATCTGGCCAACGCTCGCGACAAGGGCGGCGACTTAGACAGGATGCTAAAGTCTATCGGCCTATCATCAAGAACGCTTGCAGGAGTGGATGCGCTATCTGCGTTCAAGGAAATCCAGCAAGCTTTTGGTAAAATCGAAGGCCACGCAAATCAAGTTCAGTTTGCGACACAACTATTTGGCAAGGCTGGGATCGATATGATTCCTGCACTGCAGACCAGTGCAGATCAATTTGATCGAATGGAAAAGCATTTGCGAGAGGCTGGGCTATTGGCACCTGGGCTGGAAGGGAAAATATCGGAAGCAGTTGATTCGGCAGCCAGACTTAAAGATATGTTCCAAGGTGTGGCGTTAATATTCGCATCGGAATTTGGGCCGATGCTGACAAATATTCTTTGTGATCTGAAGTCATCAATGGAGGGATACAAGAATCTAAGGATTGCAATTCAAGGCGTGCAGGCAGAGCAGACTGATTTGGACAAAGCCGTTGGTGCTGTGTTTGACAGTGAGCAGCTTGCTAATATGACGGCAGAGCAGCGAGAAGCGTTTCATCAGGAGATCGCCGAACGCAAGGTTCAATACATCCGAGAGCAAAAAGCACTCGAAGAAAAGCGTCGAGTAGAAAAAGAAATCAACGACGCTATCGGCAAGGTGTTTATGGAAAAACAAGCCGAGCGCGATCGCGACATGGATCACGCAAAGAAATCCTACGACACGACAATGGCTCAGCTTAAAGCCAAAAGCGACAAGAGCAAGGAAGACTTAAACACGACGGCAGGCATCCAGCAAGCCCTAGAAACCGAACTGCAACTTGAAAAGCAACGACGGTCTGCCGAGCTTGCATCTATACAACTGCGTCCTGGCATAGAAGAGGAGGAGAGGCAAGCTAAGATGGCAAAGGCACGCGAAGATTCTGCAAAACGCACTGCCGAAATCCAGCAAGCTGCCAATGATGCGACTCAAGCAATCAACGAACGGCAAAACCAGGACATCAACAAGAACTTACTGCGAATGACGGAGCAAGATATGTCGTCGCTAGAATCCGAACGTCAGCGATTGCTCGGTGCAGGCGGCAAGAACGTTGCAGCAACCATCGCCCCAGCGATCAAAGCCGGAACCGTAGAGGCATACAAAGCCGTCAACCAGCAAAACGAAGAGCGAGCCGCACGGCACGAACAGATGAAACGACTAGATGTCATCGGCGACGAACTTAAAAAACTCAACTCCGAAAAAGCAGTCCTGCTAACGAGGATAAGATAGCATGCCATCGGAAATACTCGGTCAGAAACGCGAAGGATCGGCCAAGCTATCACAGGACGGCAAGAACGGCCTGTCGTTCAGTTCAACGGTAACTTTTCTGGTCGTTGCGTCCGACAAGACGGTCACTCGCGAGGAGATTTT